AGAGACATCTGGAAAACAGAGGATAAAGGATTTACTCCATGGTTAGTTCAAAATATTGCGCTTCTAAACGAAGACTTGGGTTTAAATATTCAAGACCCCGAAAGTGAAAAAAAATTAGATACTTTTCTAGGTAACAAAGAAGTTAATAAAAATCTTAAAATCGAAGAAGAAGGTTTTGAAGAAGTTTGTGACAAAGAAACTGGAGAATGTAAAACAATTAGAACTAAAGACGGACTTATTGAAAGAGTCAATAAAAAAATGATTACCCAAGATGGTAGGACTTTATTAATGGGATAAATCCACATAAAATGAGGAAAAAGGAAATATTAGAAAATATTTTAACCGAAGAGTTAAATAGGTTTACCCAAATCGGTAACTATGTTAATGAACAATTCATGGGCCTAGGTGGACAGAATGTTGCTCTTTTAGAGCAAGAACCACCAACGGAAGAAGAGGGAGAAGAAACAATAGAAGAACCTTTACCAGATACGGAAGATTCTGGAGATTTAGAAGGTGGGGACGAAACGGAGGAAGTTAGTGACGATATAGAGGTAGGTGATGTAAGTGAAGAACCTACTGAAGATACTGAAGAGTTAGAGGTAACGGACATTGTTAATATGACTAAGGAAACAGGAGAAAAAACTGATGAGTTAGGAACAACCATTGAGAAACAAAGTCAGAATCTTGATTCATTAATTAATAAATTAGACGATTTAGAAACTAAATTAGATGATATGGATAAAATTATGTCCGTGGTGAATAATTTAGAAAATAAGTTTGAAAAGTATCGTCCACAAACACCAGTAGAGAAATTAGAGTTAAGGTATTTAGATAGTGGACCCTTTAATCAATCACCCAAAGCTTATTGGGAAGAGAAGGAAGGAAAATTAGAAAAACAAAAAGATAAGCACGAATATAAGTTAAACAGTGAAGAAGTAAGTGATTATAATGAAGGAGATATAAAAAATAGTTGGCTTTACAGTCCTGAGGACGAATAAAATTAAATTATAAATAAAAAATAAATTTTGGGGGAGGTCATTGACTTCCCCTTTTTTTTGTGTTATATTTGGGGTATAAACATTTTAATTAAGTAAAAAAAAAAGAAATAGAAATGAGTAGTTTAGACGCAGTTTTAAAACAGTACGAACAAGGGCAAGTTCAAAACAATACCCCCAATAATAATATTAGTAGAGAAGAAAGGCTAAAAAAATATTTTGCTACTTTTCTACCTAAAGGTGAAAAAGAAGGTGAGAAAAATATTAGAATTCTACCCACCACAGACGGGAGTTCTCCATTTAAAGAAGTATACTTCCATGAAGTACAAGTAGATGGTAAATGGGTAAAATTAATGGACCCAGGAAAGAATGGTGATGGTTCTCCAACAGGAGAAAGAAGTCCTTTAAATGAAGTGGAAGATGCACTTAAACTTACTGGAAACCAAAAAGACAAAGAAATTGCTAGACAATATCGTTCTAAGAAATTTTATATTGTTAAAGTAATTGACCGTGACGCGGAAGATGATGGTGTTAAATTCTGGAGATTTAAATGGAATTATAAAGGAGATGGTGTAATGGATAAAATCATCCCTATTTTTCAGAAAAGAGGTGATATTACTAACGAGACTGAAGGTAGAGATTTGACTCTTATGTTGAAATCAGTTCCACTACCAAGTGGTAAAGGAAATTATACTGTAGTGTCCATGGTAATGGCAGAAGACCCTTCTCCGTTAACCACTGACGAATCAACATCTAAAGAATGGTTAGGTAATACAGAGACATATAAAGACGTTTATTCTCAAAAACCAGTAGAATATTTAGAAGCTCTTTCAAGAGGTGAAACCCCAGTTTGGGATTCCAACCTTAAGAAATATGTTTACGGTGATAGTGAGACTAGTATCGATATGGGAAGTAATACCCCACCAAATTCAACTAACAATATACCAGTTGACCCACAAGCAAATGACAAACAATCTGATGATTTACCATTTTAATAAAAAAAGCTAATGGCAATTAAGAAAAAAAGTTTTAAAGACATTAAAAGTAAATTCTCTAAAAAAGCTTCCTTTAAACCAGATAGATTTTTTGATTTGGGGGATGCTTTTTTAGATGCAACTGGTTTACCAGGACCATCTATGGGTCATATTAATATGTTCTTGGGACATACAGATACTGGAAAAACCACAGCTCTAGTTAAAACCGCGGTAGACGCACAACGAAAAGGTACTTTACCTGTTTTCCTTATCACAGAACAAAAGTGGGATTTTGACCACGCTAAATTAATGGGTTTAGATTGTGAAGTGAATGAACATGGTGAATGGGATGGGTTTTTCCTTTTTAATAATGACTTTCAATACATTGAACAAATAACCAATTATATTAATGAATTATTGGATGCCCAGGAAAAAGGTGAATTAGAATATGACTTAGCCTTTTTATGGGATTCTGTTGGTTCCGTACCATGTAAAATGACATTTGATGGAAAGGGTGGGAAACAACATAATGCTAGTGTATTGGCAGATAAGATTGGTATGGGAATAAACCAAAGAATTACTGGTTCCAGAAATACCAAATCAAAATATCTTAATACCTTGGTCACCGTTAACCAACCATGGGTTGAACTACCAGATAATCCCTTTTCCCAACCCAAAATTAAAGCAAAGGGAGGAGAATCATTATGGTTAAATTCTACTATAGTGTTTTTGTTCGGTAACCAGAAGAATGCTGGAACTTCTAAAATAACAGCAACCAAAGATAAAAGAAAAGTAAAATTTGCGACTCGTACTAAAATATCGATTATGAAAAATCATGTAAACGGTTTGGGGTATGAGGACGGCAAAATATTAGTAACCTCTCATGGATTTCTCAAAGGCAAAGACGCTAGTGAAGAAAAAAAATCTATAGAAGGGTATAAGTCGGAAAACTCAGAATATTGGAAAGATATTATTGGGTCGGATGGTGAGTATAATCTAGCAGTAGAAGAAACTGGTGAAATATTTTAAATTAAAAAAAAATGACAAAAGTAGAAAAAGGTAACAAAATTAAAGTCCATTATACGGGCACATTAACTAATGGGAATAAATTTGATAGTTCTCATGATAGAGGACAGACATTAGATTTTGAAGTAGGTTCGGGACAGATGATAAAAGGTTTCGACGAAGGTGTTGTAGGTATGGAGGTTGGAGAAACCAAAGAAATTAACCTCAAACCAGAAGATGCTTATGGTTTAAGAAAAGAAGAAGCTAAAACGGAAGTACCAAGGGAGACTTTACCCCCTGATTTCAACCCTGCAGTGGGAGAAACAGTGCAAGGCCAAACAATTGATGGGAGACCTATTCTTGCTAAAGTTAAAGAATTACAAGAGAAAATAGTAATTTTAGATTTAAACCATCCTTTAGCAGGAGAAGAATTGAATTTTAAAATCGATTTAGTAGAAATAGAAGAAGAGAATGTTTAACCCTTTAATAAAACAACATGTTAAAGACATTAGTTGTCGATGGTAATAGTATATTACAAACAGGATTTCACGGTGTAAAAGATTTTTACCATAATGACAAACATTTTGGTGCAATCTTTTACTTTCTTAATACCATTAAGAAACATTTAGAAAAATATGATTATGATAAGGTAGTCGTCTTTTGGGACGGTAAAAATAATCATAAGTCTAGACGTGAGATTTATTCCAGTTACAAAACAAATAGAAAAAAGAACCTTAACAAAGAAAAGGTAGATGATATGTTTCGTCAAAAGAACAGGATATCCCAATACCTAGAAGAGTTCTTTATTAGACAAGCTGGTTTTGAGGACTGTGAAGCAGATGATTGTATCGCATATTACACCCAAAATACTCAAGAGAATGCCACTATCGTAACTAACGATAAAGATTTATTGCAACTCATCAATAAAAGAACGAGGGTATATCTTATTAGAGAAGATAATCTAATTACCCATAAAGATAAAATTAAATGGGGTAAAGTCCCCCTGAGTCTTCCTGTACCTAACTTACTCCTAATCAAAATATTATTAGGAGACCGCAGTGATAATATAAAAGGTGTATTATACTTCGGTGAGAAGTCCATCCTCAACCATTTCCCAGAAATACAAGAAAAAGAAATAACTTTAGAATCTATTCTCCATAAAACTAAACAAATATTAGATAGTGGAAGTAAAGATAGGGGATTAAAAAATTTAAGTGAGGGGGTTTGTGGAGACGGAAGAAAAGGAGAAGATTTTTTTAATATAAATAAGAGACTTATTGATTTAAAAAATGTATTTTTAACAGAAGAAGCAAAAACAGAAATCATTTCTTTGATACATGAACCATTAGACCCAGAAGGGAGAGAAGATATGAATGTCTTAGAAATGATGAAGGAAGATGGTTTATTTACCGTATTACCGCGATATAATGATGAGTGGACTAACTTTTTTAAACCACTAATCAAATTAAGAAAAAAAGAAATAAAATATTATAATAAAAAACAAACTTAAAATGGATGAAAAAAAAATAACTAAACTAGAATTTCTATTGTCATTAGAAGACCATATTATTTGTCAGAGATTTTTTAATGTTAGGGGGTATAATCCTACCAACATAAGGTCTTTAGATTTATATGAATTAATAGAAGATATTCAATTAGAAGTACAACACAGTCTTAAATTAAAAGCTATTGATTATCTTTTAGATAATTACAATCGTTATACACATACTGTCAATTTGTCAGAACAAGACAGAAATCCACAGATAAAAGAAAATTTTAATATCTACTTAAAAATTAATAATGAGATAATAACTCATAGAATTTTCCCTGCTTGGATATACCCAGCAAAGATTAGATATACTGTAGACATTAGACCTTTTGTCCCCTCATTTTTGAGAGAGTTAAGTGACGTTTTGTCAGCTAAAAAAGTTACAAGAAAATATTTAGAAACGACACTTTAATACTATTTATAAATTACCCAAAGATTATGACTATGAAGGAAAGCAAAAGTTTCGGGTACCTAGGGCATACATTTCAAATCAAACTTTTAAATCAGTTAATTACTGACAAAAAGTTTGCAAATTCTATATTGGAAGTAATAGACCCCAAGTATTTCGATAATCAATATTTTAAATTAATTTCACAAATGGTGAAAGAGTATTTTGAACAATACAACACCATTCCTACATTCGATGTATTAGACCAAATTACCCGCCTAGAAGTTTCATCAGAGATGGCTAAACAAACTATTTTTGATATGTTGGGAGACATTAAAGAATGTTCATTAGAAGACCATTTATTTGTACAAGAAAAAGCTTTAAAATTTTGTAAACAACAAGAATTAAAAAAGGCAATCTCTAAAGTGAGTAAAATACTTGAGAAAGGGGATTTTGAATCTTATGATAGGTGTGAAGGATTTATTAGAGACGCCATACAAGTAGGACAGAGTGATGATAACGCAAGGGACGTTTTTGAGGAATTAGAAGAAGTACTAGTAGACGATTTTAGAGACCCTATACCGTTGGGTATAAATGGAATAGATAATGTCTTAGACGGTGGCTTAGCTAAAGGAGAAATAGGTGTGTTTTTAGCTCCTACTGGTGTTGGAAAAACTACAGTACTCACAAAAATTGCTAATACCGCGTATAATATGGGTTTTAATGTTCTCCAGGTATTTTTCGAAGACAATCCCAAAGTAATACAAAGAAAACACATTACCTGTTGGTCTAAAATACCAGCACAAGAACAATCTACTCGTAAAGAAGAAGTTTTAGAAAAAATTAAACCTTACAGAAAAGGTAGAGGTAAATTAATATTGGAAAAATTACCTTCAGACAGAATAACAATTTCTGCTATTAAGAATAGAATCAGAAAATTAATTGCTGATGGAAATAAGTTTGATATGATTGTAGTAGATTATATTGATTGTATTTTACCCGATAAACATTTTAATGAAGTATGGCAAGGAGAAGGATTAGTTATGAGACAATTTGAGAGTATGTGTACTGAATTAGATGTAGCAGGTTGGACAGCAGCACAAGGGAATAGAACTTCTATTAGTTCCGAAGTTGTAACTACCGATATGATGGGTGGGTCGATTAAAAAAGCACAAGTTGGGCATGTTATCATTACTGTTGCTAAAACCTTACAACAAAAAGAAATGGGGTTAGCGACCATCGCAATTACTAAATCCAGGGTTGGAAAAGATGGAATTGTTTTTGAAAATTGTAAATTTGACAACGCTACATTAGAGATAGATACGGACCAATCTCAGACATTATTAGGGTTGGAACAAGAGAGAGAACAGAGAAACGCTGAAAGAGTGAGAAATGCCTTAGCGAGAAGAAGTCAGCAGATAAACCAACAGTAAAAATAAATTAAAATAAGAAATTATTTAATAATTTCGACTAAACTTAAAAAATTAAAAATATGGAAGTATCTAATAAAATATTATCAGACATTACAGTTTATATGAAGTACGCAAAGTATATTCCGGAGCTGAATAGACGTGAGACATGGGAAGAATTGGTAACCAGGAATAAAAATATGCATATTAAACATTATCCAAAATTAAAGGATGAGATTAACGAAAAATATAAACTAGTATATGATAAAAGAGTACTACCATCTATGAGAAGTATGCAGTTTGGAGGTAAACCTATTGAAATATCCCCGAATAGAATCTATAACTGTGCGTATGTACCAGTCGACCATATGGACTCCTTTTCAGAAACAATGTTTTTATTACTTGGGGGAACAGGTGTTGGATATTCTGTACAAAAACATCATGTTGCAAAATTACCTGTTATTCAAAAACCATACCCAAAAAGAAAAAGAAGATTTTTAATTGGAGACTCAATCGAAGGTTGGGCAGATTCAATTAAAGTACTTATGAAATCTTTTATGAACGGTGGTGGAAGTAGAGTAGAGTTTGATTATTCTGACATTAGACCAAAGGGTGCTAGATTAATAACATCAGGGGGTAAAGCACCAGGACCACAACCATTAAAAGAATGTTTGGTTAAGATAGAAGGTTTATTAAATCAAAAAGAAAATGGTGAACAACTTACAACTATCGAAGTACATGATATTATTTGTTATATTGCAGATGCAGTATTAGCGGGTGGTATTCGTAGAGCAGCACTTATTAGTTTATTTAGTGCTGATGATGATGCAATGATTGGATGTAAAGCTGGTAATTGGTGGGAATTGAATCCACAAAGAGGTAGAGCAAATAATTCAGCAGTGTTAATGAGACATAAAATCACTAAAGACTTCTTTATGGAGTTATGGAAACGTGTAGAATTATCTGGAGCTGGAGAACCTGGAATTTATCTTAATAATGATAAAGATTGGGGAACCAATCCATGTTGTGAGATAGCTCTTAGACCGTATCAATTCTGTAATTTATGTGAAGTAAATGTTTCAAATATCGAATCACAAGAAGATTTAAACGAAAGAGTAAAAGTCGCAGCATTCATAGGAACACTTCAAGCGGGATATACCGCTTTTCATTATCTAAGAGACGTATGGAGAGAAACAACGGAGAAAGATGCATTAATCGGAGTTTCTATGACTGGTATCGGTTCTGGTAAAGTCCTTAACTATGACATGTCCAAATCTGCTAGTTTAGTTAAAAGAGAAAATACCCGTGTAGCCAAATTACTAGGAATAAACCAAGCTGCTAGAACAACAACAGTTAAACCAGCAGGAACAACTTCTTTAACATTAGGTACTTCATCGGGTATCCATGCATGGCATAACGATTATTATATTAGAAGGTTACGTGTAGGTAAAAACGAAGCAATTTACACTTATCTAAGTATAAATCATCCAGAGCTAGTCCAAGACGAGTTCTTTAGACCTCACGATACAGCAGTTATTGAAATACCCCAAAAAGCACCAAAAGGCTCTATAATGAGAACAGAATCCCCATTCCAACTTCTCGAGAGAGTAAAAAAAGTAGCTATGGAATGGGTAAATGCTGGCCATAGAAAAGGGTCTAACAGCCACAATGTTTCCGCTACTATTTCATTAAGAGACCACGAATGGGATGCAGCAGGTGAATGGATGTGGGAAAATAAAAAACATTATAATGGTTTATCTGTTTTACCATATGATGGTGGTACATACACCCAAGCCCCATTTGAAGATATTACAGAAGAGAAATATAATGAAATGTTACAATCCTTAAAGGATATTGATTTATCTAAAGTGATTGAATTAGATGATAATACAGACTTA